GTGAAAAACGGACAGCGAGTCACCAAAAACACCACCATCAAAGGAGCCGAAACATTCGGAATCTACTTTCGCTCCAAAGGCCGTGTAGCTCACACAGGACTTGTCGAATCCTTCGATGGCTCCAGCTTTACAACCATCGAGGCAAACACCAACGCCAATGCAGCAGTAGGCAGCGCGGGCGACAGGGACGGCCAAGGAGTATATCGAAAACGCAGACACTGGCGCACAGTTCACAACGTCCGCGACTGGATCGAGTGATATGTGGAAACAATAAAACGTAATGCCTAATCCTTCATTATCTCCCGCTATCATCGAAGCAAGGGCAATTTGTCCTAACAATGTTTTTGAAATAGAAACATTGGAGATACGCCATCCTGATTTGACGTTTTCAACAAAGACTTTAGATATATGTTTTGTCATTGATACCTCTGGCTCAATGCAGGCTTCTATTGATTTAATTGCCACAGAGATTAGCTCCGTTGCATCCCTTTTGGCTGACGATTTTGAAACGATAAGATATTCACTTCTGGGTTATGAAAGCTCCGGTGCAGATACATACTTTAGGACAGGTAATTCTTTTACAACCCTTTCTGCTTTTCAAGAAGCTATCGGCGCAATGACCGTAACGGGAGGAACTGAAAATGCTTTTTCTGCAATCAAATTGGCTTGTGATACGTTGGACTGGAACCAACAAAATGGAGGCGCGAGAGCAATTGTCCTGATAACAGATGAGAATAATGACAATGATACAACAACAGAGCAGAATGTATTAGATGCACTTGAGGAAAAAGAAATCACTTTCATCCTCGGGATTGACGATAGCTTAGCTTCATGGTTTCAAAGTTTCATAACTGCAACAGGCGGGACACATATCACGTCAACAACAAGTGCAGAACTCAGGGTTGATTTAGTTAATGCACTCAAAGACATTGAAGTTGTTAGTAGTGGTATAGAACCTTTCTATATTGTCAATGACACCATCCCACACACACTTCCTCTTGACGATTCCTTAACACCCGTAATCAAGACTTTCGAGACACGCGGTTTCAAGTTGCGGCAGGTTGGAAGTGGTGAAAACGGTTTGCAAAGTCTGGGGATAACCATTGACGATATAGACAGGAGGGTTTCACAGTTTGTCGCAAGGGCGAAACATTACCAATCGCCTGTTGAACTTGTTTTCCGTGTGTATCTCAGTGACGATTTGAGCAAGCCGCAAAACAATCCACCCACAACTCTTTTCCTGACAAGCAGTTCAAAAAGCGCGGAAGGGTTTTCCGGGACATGCTCAACAATCGACGTTGTGAATTATCCTTTCCCTAACCAGTATTATAGGCTTGAACAATTCCCATTATGATGATCCAAGATTACATCTTTGAACAATGGACACCTGAAAAGAATTGTTGGTGGCTTGTCCGTGATTATTATTTCAAATATAAAGAGACAAGCATTCCGGAATACTATGAAGGTTTGCCAACTCATTTTGAGAAAGTAAGACAGATCAAGAACGGTCTGGAAAACGATTGGATAGAAAACACAAACAAAGATGAATCCTGTCTTGTCGCAATGGGCAGGACTGAAACAATCGTTCATGTTGGAATATGGTTGCCGGGTGAGAAAAAAATCCTACACTTGAACGAAGGGATGAATTGCAGGGTTGAAACATACTCGCAAATCAAAAAGTTGTTTCCCATAATTAAGTTTTACAAGTATGCACGCGCAAATCGTTAACGTAAAAGACGTTTTCAATATCAAGGAATCATCCGAACGCTTCATTGGTGGTGAAGGATTCACCGTGCGCCAACGCATCGAACAGATATGGTCTGGGTTTGAAGAGTTTGAACGCCCAACCATACTTGTCTGGAACGGCGATCAAGTTATGCGGAAAGAATGGGACACCCGCAAAATTCAGGAAGGTGACATGTTGGTTTTTATGCCAGTTGTCGGCGGAAGTGTGTTTGTTCTCATACTCATTGCGGTTGTTATTGCGGTTGTCTTGGTTCTGTTTCTTGACATACCGATTCCCAATGGAGCAAATCAAAAGGAATCTGATCCTGTCTATGGTCTGTCCGGTCAACAGAACAAAAGCAGAGTGAATGAACCGATTGAAAAGCATTATGGAAATGTTCGTTTCTGGCCTTCCTACGCTGCAAAGTCTTACAATCAATTCATCGGAAACGATCAATACTTATATTCGCTGTTTTGTATCGGATTAGGTGAATACACAGTTGATGAACAACTCATTTCTGACACTTTGATTTCTGAATTTTCGGAAGTTGAAACCGAAATAATCCAGCCGGGCGGGACAGTCACCTTGTTTCCAACCAATGTGCAAACGTCTGCTGAAGTGAACGGTTTGGAATTGTTTGGCCCCAATCAAACAGGCGACCCCGGCACACCGGAAGAAGGGAATTATGTAGGGTTCCTTGGCGGGTTTGTGGCAAACACTTCCGGCACTTTGACAAATAAAATTGAGCATGATATTTCTTTTGATTCTGGGCTTTACACAACAAATGACAAAGGCAATTCAAAACCTCTAACGGTTGCAGTAAGATTTGAACATCGTTTGATTGATGATGCGGGTGATCCAATCGGAGGATGGGTTTTGTCGATTGAAAAATCAATCACGCTTGCAACGACTACGCCTCAACGAATGACAATTCCTATAACCCTTGCTAATGGAAGGTATGAAGTGAGAGCTGTTAGGACTAATGATGCAAATCTTTCCAACCGGGCGCAAGATTCTGTAAAATGGATTGCTACAAGGGCTTTTGTTTTAGGTGACCAAAGGTTTCCCGACAATGTAACACTTTGGGCGGTCAAAGCGAAGGCAACGAACAATCTCAATAACCAAACACGTTCGCTTTTTAATGTCAGAATCAAGTCGAAAATCCCGGTTTATGACTCAGATACAGAGATTTGGACTGTTGCGGAAACGCGCAACCCGGTTTGGATCATGTGTGATATTTTGAAAGCACAATATGGGATGCGTGTTTCGGATTCATTCCTTGACCTTCCCAAGCTTGCAACGCTTGCGGCATATCTTGAAACAAACAACATCCATTTTGATCTTACATTTGACCAAAGGGGGAAGGTCTGGGATGCGTGCAAAACCGTGATGAATGTGGCAAGGGCAAAGCCGCTCATGCAGGGTTCTCTTGCAACCGCAACCCGCGATGATGTTGCAACACTACCAGTTGCGGGTTTCAACAAGAGAAACATACTCAGAAACAGTATGTCGGTTGAAACAAGTTTGCCTAACAAGTTTGTTCACGACGGGCTTTTGGTTGAATATCGTGATCCCGAAAATTGGACACCTGAAACAGTGCTTTGCCTTATCGGAACCGATCAAGGTATCAATCCTAAACAGATTCAGTTTCTGGGATGCACAAGCCGCAACAAGGCATACCGTTGGGGACTATATCAACGCGCCGTTGAAGTATATCAGCGCGATAATATCACCTTTGGAACGGGCATCGAAGGGCTTACAGTCGAGTATGGAGATTTGATTGCAATGAAACATGATCTAATGCCAACCGCCGATGATTTCATTGACGAGCAAACAGGAAGTTTGTTCCACAATTCAATCCAGAAAATCTTTGATATTTCAGAGGTATTTGTGGAAACTCAAATCCTCTTACCTGATGCTCCGGTCTTTACTGACATTGTGGCGAATGACTATTACATCACACTGCGGAAAACAGAAGGAACGCTTCAAACTTTCCAAGCATACCCAACAGATAATCCGAAGATTGTTTCAATCGTTGAAGACATTGATCTAACAGATTTTGAAGTTGATGAAAACTCGGAACCTTCAACTTATTTCTTTGGCGCAAACACAAACCGATTCCAACTTGGGAAAGTTGTCGGAATCAATCCCAAAGAAAATTACGAAGTGGAACTGAATGTTGTTCCGTATGACTCGCGGCTTTATTCGTTTGATACTCTGATCGCTCCTGCAATTGACAGACCATCGCAACCCGTGCAACCGCCTGAATTGCCCGTGATCGTGAATCTGACAGTTGTCACAAACCCTGACAAAATAGACGAAGCGTTTGTAACTTGGAACGCCGCATTCGGCGCAACTGACTACGTTGTTGAAACGTCACCGGACGGGGTTGACTTTGTGAGTGTGGCGCGGGTACAAACGCCGGCGTTTACTCTCCCGGTTGTCCCCGGTGCGCTTTGGGTGCGAGTCTATGGTATAAATGTCGGTGCGGGTGCAAAAGCCACTTGGAATGGCACGGTGGGAACCGCTACGCTTGCCCCACCTGTCCCCACAGGTCTTGCAAGCAATGGCACGTTTGAACAAAACGAGTTGCGCCTTGTCTGGGATGCAAGCGGGATTGCAACAAGCTATATCGTCAAGATTTTCTTAGGTCTTGTGAAGATTCGGGAAATTGAAGTTTTCACAAATTCATACACATATCTTGCCAGCGTTGCGAAGCAGGATGCACAAATCGCAAGTGAGATTCTAGTCCGCGATCTGATCGTGAAGGTTGCTTCAAAAAACTCTGTCGGAACATCCACCGAAGCAACCGTCACGTTCTCAAATCCGTTACCCGTTGCGGTGGGCAGTCCCCTTGCAACATTCGTTTCAGCGGTTGGCAACGTGCGGAAATACCGCTTCTCTGCCAATGCTGGCTTGAATTATGACTTGGAGCTTGTGACTGTCCATGCGTCGCTCACAGACGGCTTCACAGTCGATTCTGGAAACCTGCTTGCAAGTTATTATCCGGCACTCAACCCAAGCGGATTTATTGACGCTGAAATTGATACAGGTGCAGCAGTTCCAGCAACCATCTATTTCAAGATTGGCGCAAAGGATTTTTGGGGTGAGGAAATCACTTACACCGCGCAACAATCTTACACGGGTTAAAACATTTCGCCAAGCAGTCCCTTTTCATATTTTACCCTTGAATCTGTCATAACGTAAAACCCTTGGATCAGCTCACGGACTAAATTTTCTGCTTCTTGTCCAAACTTTTCTCGAATGAAATTACTCAGGCTTCCGTGCTTTTCAATATCATAGCCGTGCTTTTCCTCCATCCAATCGTTGAATGTGAGAACATTTAAACCGATTTTATGAGATTGTAAATTTGGATAACAAAGCCAGTTGTCTTTATATCCTCCGAATGTTTCCCGTAATGGTTTTGCGAAATGCTCTGACAGGTATTCTCTTTTCATAAGGTTCTAATTTTTTGATCTAAGGCATCCATCACACTGTTAAAAAATGCTTGGTTGTCAACCCCGGTAAAAGCGACAAGTTCTGTGCGGTAGATTTCAACAATGCATTCATAGTCAAAACGCGTTGTCTTGATTTCCTTTCTGGTTTTAGCCTGTCTCATTGCGCGGTGTGTAACATTTTTATTCTTCGTTGCGTCAATGAGAGTTTGCGGAAGTTCAATTGCTGTTGTGTTGTCAGTCATGCGCTTACATTACCAGTTTTTCTGCCAGTGTCCAGATTTATTTCAAACTGATTTCATTTTTCCTTATTCCATAAGGGTTTCAAGCCGCTAATTTCTGAATGTTTTTCAGGGTTTGAAGAAAAGCAGACTGATTTTCGCCCTTGCCCCTGATAGCGTCCGCAACGGCATCGTCAACCGTGCCGGGGGAAATTAGTCGGAATATCCTTGTAACGTCTGTCTGCCCCATTCTGGCAACCCTAGCGTTCATTTGGTCGTAAAGCTCGCGGGAATAATCTAGTGAAAACCAAACAACCCGGCTTCCGCCGTCCTGCAAATTCAACCCGTGACCAATGCTGGCGGGATGGGAAAGCAAAAGCGGAATTTTCCCAGCGTTCCAATCTGTTAGAAGCTCTTGTGTAAATTCTCGCGCATCCGGGAACGCTTCTTTGATCCTTGCGATTTCATGCCGAAACTGGCAGGCGACAATGAGCGGTTGCCGTCCTTGGTCTTGATAAAGTTTCCTCAATGCTTTGATTTTCGCATCGTGGACAAACTCAGCTTTGCGAGTTGTCTTGTCGT